TTGGTACTAACAACACAGAACGCATGCGTATATTACCCTCAGGTGGAATAACTTTTAACGGAGATACAGCTACTGCTAATGCTTTGGATGACTATGAAGAGGGGACTTGGACACCTACTGTTACAGTTGGAACTGTTTCTTCTGTATCAGGAGAATACACAAAAATAGGTAGGACTGTTCATATAACGGCAACTTTAGGTATTTTTTCAAATACTGTAAATAATGAAAAACTTCTTATTACTTCGTTACCCTTTACAGCTTCTGTTACTGCAAGAGCTATAGGGGGAGCAATGTGGAGTGATATAAACAAAGATTTTGGTTCTGAAATTACTTTTATAGATAGCAGTTCAAGATTAGCTTTTTATCATAGCGATGATGGTAGTTTTGAATATTTAAGACACATACATTTAGATGGCTCTAGCTCAACTGTTTATTTATATGCAACATATTTTACAGCATAACCCTATGTCCAAATCAAAGGAGACAAAACAAGAATTAAATGCTAAAAATACAACATTAGAAACAGCCTAACTTAAACAAAAGGAGTATAAAATGGCGGTAACTTGGACAATAACTAATATGGAAAGAGATTTAGTGCAGGGAGATAATACAGATATTGTAACTATCTTGCACTGGAGAGCATCTGATGAAGACTCAGATGGTAACACAGGAGCATCTTATGGTACAGTTAATGTAACACTCGTAGGTGAACCAGTACCTTTTGCAGATATCACTGAAGAACAAGCTATTGGATGGGCTAAAGATGCACTTGGTGAAGAGCATGTAGTATCCATAGAAGAAAGCATAGCCTTTCAGATAAATGCAAAAGCTAACCCAACAACAGCAAATGGAGTACCTTGGTAATGACTGAAAAAACAAACGTAATTACTATTGATGGTAAAGAGTATAATCAAGAAGATTTATCTCAAGACCAGAACTATTTCATCAATCAGATAAAAGACTTACAAACCAAAGCTGCTAGTCTAAAGTTTCAATTAGACCAAGTAACTGTGGCCCAAAATGCTTTTACAAACTCATTGATACAATCTGTCAAAGGTGAAGAAGAGCCTAAAGAAGAAAAGGCTGGTTAATGTTAGGTGCATCTGCTCTATCTGAATACTCCATATCGGATCAAGGTATTGTATTAGCAGGTGTATCTGAACAAAGTGGTATCTCATCGAGTGCCAATGTTGCTATAGGCATAATGTCTGGCGTGATTTCCATGAACGGAACTTTCACCCAGACATCAAATGCTATTTATATAAGTGCAGGTGCAAATGCAGAGTTAAGCACCGACACTATAATGACATCAGCTGGTCTTAGAGCAAGATTAGGTGTGTCTGAAATACAGTCTGCATTTACAAAAACATCAAATGGTATTATGATAGGGTCAGGTGTTGCTACCAAAGACTTTAATTTTTCTCAAGCGTCAGTTGGAGATTTACTATTTGAAGAAATAAATGCAGGTGCAACTCCAGAGATTTATACAGCCATTACACCAAGTGGCACAGAGGCATGGACAACAGTAACTCCGTCTGGGTCAGAAATATGGACAGAGATAGAGGTAGAATGAGGTAATTATGGCAAGTACATATACAGCAAACACAGGCATAGAAAAAATAGGTTCTGGTGAACAAGCGGGAACCTGGGGAACAACAACGAATACAAACTTCGATATTATCGATGATGCATTGAATGGTGTTCTTACATTAACTATATCTGGGAATACAACATTAACTACAGACGATGGTTCAGTTTCAAATGGTCATCACAAAGTATTAATACTAGATGGTAATCCTTCAAGTGCTTTTAATTTAACCATAGATCCCAATGATCAACAAAAATGGTATTTTATAAGTAATACTACTGGGCAAACAGCAACTGTAAAACAAGGCGGTGGTTCGGGAACCACGGTTGCATTAGAAGCTTCTACAACAGCTATTGTGTATGCTGATGGAACAGGTTCTAATGCTAATGTAGCTAGACTAACTCCCACTATAATAGATGGCACAGTGACAACAGCTAAGATTGCCAATGATGCTGTAACAACGGCTAAGATTGCCAATGATGCTGTAACAACGGCTAAAATAGGTGCTACGGCTGTAACTTTGGCTAAAATGGCAGTTAATTCAGTAGATAGTGATCAGTACGTTGATGGTTCTATTGATGCGGTACATCTTGCAACGGACTCTGTAACAACAGTTAAGATTGCAGATGATGCAGTGACTAATGCAAAACTAGCGGCTAATTCAGTAGACAGTGATCAATATGTAGACGGCTCTATTGATGCGGTACATCTAGCCTCTAATTCTGTAACAACAGTTAAGATTGCAGATGATGCAGTAACGGTTGCTAAAATGGCAGCTAATTCAGTAGACAGTGATCAATATGTAGATGGTTCTATTGACACAGCTCACATAGGCAATTCGCAAGTTACATTAGCTAAAATGGCAGCTAATTCAGTAGACAGTGCCCAATATGTAGATGGCTCTATTGATACAGCTCACATAGGCAATTCGCAAGTTACATTAGCTAAAATGGCAGCCAACTCCGTAGACAGTGATCAATATGTTGATGGGTCTATTGATGCTGCTCACCTTGCAAACGGTGCTGTAACTAATTCAAAATTAGCAGCTAATTCAGTAGACAGTGATCAATATGTTGATGGATCTATTGATGCTACTCACCTTGCTTCCAATTCAGTAACAACTGCTAAAATAGCAAATGACGCTGTAACAAGTGCTAAATTAGATACAAACATAGCGATAGCTGGAACACTTGGGGTTACAGGCACAACGACTTTAGGCACCTTAAATGCAACAACCGTGGATTTAGGGGACTATACTATTACTGAAGCAGCTGGGACTTTAAGAATTGCCTATCAAGGAACAAACAAATTTAAGTTAGATAGCAGTGGTAATTTAACTGTAACTGGAAATATTACAGCTTTCGGATCAATCTAATGGCGTTAACTGGTTCTGGAACAATAAGTCTTTCAGATATTCGGGATGAATTTAGTCCTGGCAGTAATACACCTGTTTCTTTTGATGATTATTACAGAGGCGGAACCAAAGTAAGATCTAATGCGGGGAATAATACAGCTACAAATTTAGCTGCTAATGTTCCCACAAGTGGTGCTATTAGCTTAAATAGTTTTTATTCTCAAGCTAGAGGGTGGCAAAAAACTTTTTCTTCTAATGCTACACAACAATCAGGTTCAGGTATTTTTGGTAGTGATTATAGTGTTGACTATCCAAAATATATTGTAATAAATTCTGGTGTAACTGTTTACAGTACGTCTACTAGTTCTCCCGCTTTGGATTTAGCTTCTGGTGGTGCTGGAAGTATAACTGTGACTAATAATGGTAATTTATATGGTCAAGGTGGTGCAGCAGGTTCTGCTGGTGGTACCGCTTTAAAAGCAGATGTAGCCACTACTCTTGTTAATAATAGTGGTGCTAACATCAAAGGTGGTGGTGGTGGTGGAGGAAATGGTGGTGCTGGTGGTAAAGGCAGTGCAGCTGCAACGGCAACAGCTTCTAACGTTACTGATAAGGTTGGAGATAAGCCAGATTTTGTTCCATACACTGTCTTAACGCAATTTGGACCAAGAGCATGGTCTGGAATAGGTAGTGGTCAGTGGGGATTAAATACTTCAGGCAATCAGTTAAGATCTAATATATCAAACAGAGGCCCTGTTTGGTATAGTTTTCGAGTTAACACCTCTGCTGAATATTCTTTATCTTCTTACATAACAGACCCTTTTCCAGAAGATCAGCAAACAGGTCATCGTGGAACACCCGTTGTTAATATAAGTACAGCAGAGGACACAAAAAGTCAGGGTCAAGGTGGAGCCGACTATGGTAGTGGATTAAACTGGAGTGGATTAAAAGCTCCCTTAGCTGCAAATACAACATATTATTTTTGTAACTATACTGTAGGACCTTATGGATCTTCGTCTCCCGATGGTGCTTTTTTCTATAATGATATGAACGCAACATTGTCTCTTTCTGTAAATGTTCCTTCTACAGCAGGGGCTGGTGGTGCAGGTGGGGTCGGTCAAGGTTTTACTCAATCAGCAGGTAGTGGTTCAGCAGGTGCTAGTGGTGGAACAAATGCAGGAGTTGGAGGCAATGGAGGTTCTGGAGGAGCTTTAGGTGTTTCAGGTAGTAGCGGTGCATCGGGAGCAACTGGCACAGGAACAGCTATTGCATATCCAGCAACTGCTCCAACAGCAGGAGCAGCAGGAACAAGTGCAGGAGCTGCGGGGTATTACATACAAGGAGAGAGTAATGTATCCTTAACAAACAATGGAACTGTTTTAGGGAGAACAATTTAATGCCTATTACTAAATTAAAATTTAAACCTGGTATTATATCTGACATAACATCTGAAAGTAATGAAGGTGGCTATATTGATGGTGATAAAGTAAGATTTAGATTTGGTTTTCCAGAAAAGATAGGAGGCTGGACTAAATACACAACAGAAACATTTGAAGGTTCAGCAAGACGTTTACATAACTGGGTAACATTAGATGGAGCCGATCTTTTAGGTATAGGCACACAACTAAAATATTATATTGAAGAAGGTCAAGGCTTTAATGACATTACACCTATTAGAGCCACAACTAGTGCAGGAGATGTGACTTTTTCAGCTACAAATGGTTCAACAACCATAACTGTTTCAGATCCAGCACACGGTGCTAATGAAAATGATTTTGTAACCTTTTCTGGTGCCGCTAGTTTAGGAGGTAATATAACTGCTGCTATTCTGAATAAAGAATATCAGATTGTATCTATTATTAGTTCTAATAATTATACAATCACCTCTGCTATTGCAGCCAATGCTTCTGATACAGGCAATGGTGGAGCTAGTGTAGTTGGAGCTTATCAGCTAAACACAGGTCTAGATGTGACCGTAGGTGGTACTGGTTGGGGTGCAGGACAATGGAGTGGTACAACTAGTGGTGCTTTGGCTACAACTTTGAACGAAGTTCTCGATGCAAGTGATACAAGTGTTGATGTTGTTGATGAGACAGGCATGACTACAGAAGGCGATGTTATTTTAATTGATAATGAATTAATGCTTATCACAGCTTCTGCTGATGATAATACAATGACAGTGACCCGTGGACATAGTGGCACAACCGCTGCAACACATAACAACGGATCATTGGTTAGATTAGCCACAGGTAATGTTCTTCCTACAGATGACTTTGTAGGATGGGGTAGTGCAGCATCGATCACGGTTCCCGGTGCACAGATCAGATTGTGGTCACATGATAACTTTGGAGAAGATTTAATACTTAATCCAAGAGATGGTGCTATTTATTATTGGGATAGAACAAATGGTTTAAGTACGAGAGCAGTAAAGTTAAATTCTCTTGCTGGTACAAAGACAAGTGTCCCACAAAGAGCTAAACAAGTTCTTGTGTCCGACCAAGATAGGCACGTTATTGCTTTTGGGTGTGATAATTTTGGTTCTAATAACACGGATCCAGATGGTGATGGTGTACAAGATCCTTTGTTGATTAGGTTCTCGTCTCAGGAAAACCCTCTTGAATGGTTTCCAACTGCCACAAACACGGCAGGTGATCTAAGACTTGGTGGTGGATCAACCTTTGTTCAAGCTGTTGAAACAAGACAACAGTTACTTGTTTTTACAAATAAAACATTACACGCTATGAAATTTATAGGTCCTCCATTTACTTTTGGTTTGCAAGAATTATCAAAGAACATAACCATTATGAGTCCTTCTTCTGCCGTTGCGGTAGAGGATGCTGTTTACTGGATGGGGGTTGATACTTTCTATGTAACCAATGGTGGTCAAACTGTACAATTACCATGTACTGTTAAAGATAAAGTTTTTTTAGATTTTAATTTTGAAGAACGAGATAAGGTTCATGTAGGTGTTAATTCTGAGTTTAGTGAACTTTTATGGTTTTATCCAACAGCAAGTAGTTCAGAAATAGATGCTTATGTTGCTTTTAATTACACAGACAAAGTGTGGTCTCATGGAACAATGGCTCGACAAGCATGGCTTGATAGAGGTATTAGAACTTTACCTGTAGCCACTGGTGGTCAATATCTATATAATCATGAAACAGGCTATGATGATGATGGATCTGCCATGACTTCATTTATTGAATCTGCACCAATAGATATAGGTGATGGGGATAAATATGTTTCTTTAAGAGAGGTTGTACCTGATATAACTTTTAATGGATCAACAAGTTTAGATCCAAATGTAGATTTTACAATAAAGACTAAGAACTTCCCAGGAGCAAACTTTGCACAAACTGAATCTGGTAACACAGCAAGAACAGCAACTAGTCCCGTAGAACAGTTTACACAAAAATTAAACTATCGTTTACGAGGCAGATCTTTTGCTTTACGAATTGATTCGACATCATTAGGAACTAAATATAAACTTGGAACACCAAGAGTAGACATAAGAGAGGATGGAAGACGATAATGTTAGTAACCAGTATTCCTCAATATATTCAAGGTTTAACAAATGCAAAAGTTGACCTAACAACAACTGATAATACTATTTTATATACGGCACCTACTGGAGCAGAATCAAATGCCTCCGTTATTAATTCAATTTTAGTTCATGATAGCAGTAACAATGGTGATACTATAACTGTAACTTTAACAGACAAAGACAATAATGTTTTTGAATTGTTTGAAAAAAGCGTTGCAGGACACGCTACAGAAGAAATACTAACAAGAGATTTGATATTGCAAGGTGGTGATGTCATAAAAATACAAGCGGGAAATGCAAACAGACTTGTTGTTGTCGCTAGTATACAAGAGCTAATTAAGACTAGAATCACAACAAGTGCGTTATCGCAGATATAGGATTGAATAATCAACAATTAATTGGTATTATAAGCTATGGGTATATTTAGAAACATCACCAAAACATTAAAGAAAGCTGCACCTTTAATTGGTAGTGCCATTGGTATGTATTATGGTGGTTCTTTTGGAGCAGCTCTTGGATCGGGTATCGGGTCACTTGCATCGGGAAGAAGTGCAGAAGAAGCCTTAAAAAATGCCGCACTAACTGGTGCCGCCTCTTATGCAATGGGTGGAAAGGATTTTGGTAGAAACTTCGATTTTAATAAATATGGAACGTCTGGTTCTCCTCTACGGACCATGTTCCAAGGTGCAGACACTTCTGTTACTTCTGGTGCTGTAAAATCAGCCGCCGATAAAAGTTTTCTAAGTAGCTTAATTCCAGAAAGCACAATAGGTAAAATAGCATTAGGTGGTGGTATATTAGGATTAGCTAGTGGTTTGGGTGAACAGCCACAGATAGGTAAATCTAATATGCCTGATTATTCAGAAGGAGAATATAGAGGTGGTAAGCTAACAACATTAGATGATAACGGTAATTTAGTTGAGTTTGATGGTGGAGATCCAGAACAAAGAAAAGCTTATTATGATCAATTAGCTCGAAATCAAAGAAGAAAAAAAGAGGTAGTTACGGATTACGATCAATATGGTATAATTAAAAACGAAAGACCTCGTATAATTTCTGAGGACGTCCCAATACTGCCTGACATATTTAATGCAGCAAGTGGTGGAGAAGTAACAGGCCCCGGAACAGGAACCAGTGATTCAGTTCCTGCAAGATTATCAGACGGAGAATTTGTAGTAACAGCAAAGGCTGTCCGTGGTGCAGGTGGCGGAGACAGAGATGTCGGTGCTGCAAGAATGTATGACATGATGTCACAACTAGAAAGGGTTGCATAATGGCAGATCCACAAGAAGTCAAACAAGAACAAATTGTAAGGTTAGCACCTTTTCAAGAAGAATTCTTATCTGATATTTTTAAAACAGCCAAAGATCTAACTGGTGATGGCACACAAATGCCTTATTCTGCACAACAACTGGCTGGACTTTCACAAGGGCAACAACAAGCAATCCAACAAGCAATAAGTGGTATTGGAGGATTTCAACCTTATCTTCAACAAGGTGCCTCCGCACTGGGGCAAGGTATAGGTGCTGTAGGCACTGGTTTGGGTACCATAGGTGCCGCTTTAAGTCAATTACCAGAAGCTCAACAAGCATATAGACAACAACAGCAAGCTATGTTGGATGCTCAAAGATTAGGTCAAGCAGGTGTTGGTCAAGCTCAAGCAGAGGCAGCAAGAACAGCAGGGCAAACAGAACAAGCCGTAGGTTTAGGACAGGCAGGATTAGGACAAGCTCAAGGTTTGACAAGAGATGCTATGATGCGTTCAATAATGCAGTCAATGATGGGTCAACAAGGCTTGGGTCAAGCACAAAGAATGACTGCAAGAACAGCAGGTCAAACAGAACAAGCCGTAGGTTTAGGACAGGAAGGGTTAGGACAAGCTCAAGGTTTGACAAGAGATGCTATGCTAGAATCAATGCTTGGTCAAGGACTAGGACAGGAAGGGTTAGGACAAGCTCAAGGTTTGACAAGAGATGCCATGTTAGAGTCTATGGTTGGTCAAGGACTAGGACAACAAGGATTAGGACAAGCTCAACAAATGACAGCTGGTGCTAGTTATGATTTTGATCCTACCTCTTATAGAGAGTTCATGGATCCTTATATGGAAGATATAGTTCGTCAACAATATGAAGATATTGCTGAACAAGGAGATATAGCAAAAAATAGAGCCTCTGCACAAGCTATTGGTGCTGGTGCTTTTGGAGGATCTAGAGGAGCTATTGAACAAGCTGCTATCAATCAAAATGTATTAGAGCAACAAGCCAGAACTGGTTCACAGTTAAGATCAGCTGGTTTCCAACAGGCTCAAAATCTTGCACAACAAGCTGCATCAAGACAAGCACAACAAAGACTTGCACAAGCTGGTCAATTTGGTCAACAAGCTGGTCAAGTTGGATCTTTAGGTCTACAAGGGGCTGGACAAAGAGGTCAACTTGCAGGTCAGATAGGTCAGCAAGCAGGTCAGATGGGGGCTTTAGGTCTACAAGGGGCTGGACAAAGAGGTCAACTTGCAGGTCAGATAGGTCAGCAAGCAGGTCAGATGGGAGCTTTAGGTTTACAAGGGGCACAACAAGGACTTGCTAGAGCGGGACAGTTTGGTCAATTAGCTGGTCAAGCAGGTCAGTTAGGTTTACAAGGAGCGGGTCAAGCTGGTCAATTAGCTGGTCAGATAGGGCAGCAAGCTGGTCAGATGGGAGCTTTAGGTTTACAAGGGGCACAACAAGGACTTGCTAGAGCGGGTCAGATGGGTCAATTAGCAAGTCAAGCGGGGCAATTAGGTTTTCAAGGTGCTCAAGGCTATGGACAAGCAGCAGCAGGTCTTGGTAATCTTGCACAGTTAACTGGTCAACTAGGTCAAACAACTGGTGCTCTTGGACAAACAGCGGGTCAATTAGGTACAGCAACAGCAGGTCTTGGTCAACTAGGACAACAGATGGGTGTTCAAGATGTCAATACATTATTAGGTATTGGCGGTCTACAACAAGGTCAAGCTCAGAAAGCACTTGATATAGCAAGAGCTAATGATTTAGCAAGACAAGCTCTACCTTATCAGCAAGTTGGATTTATGTCTGATATCTTTAGAGGTGTTCCAGCATTACAGCAGACTTATTCAACAACCACGAGCCCTGGTCCAAGTACTAGCTCACAATTACTTGGCCTTGCACAAGCAGGTATAGGTGCTTATGGATTAATGAACCAAGGGAGATATGCACGATGATGGATGATCCGCTAAAAAGAAGAATGTTTGCACAGCCTGTGAGAGCCAATCAGCCTATGGGTATTCTTGCATCATCACCACAGTTAATGAATGCAGTTAAAGGGTATGCTAATGGTGGTGCAGTTAAAGGGTATCAAGCAGGTGGGTATGAAGTTGGACAAAGTATACCTTTAAATCAAATCTATGGTAGTAATATACAACCTTTGAGTTTTGATAGTCCTTTATATAAAGGAATAGGTGGTCCAAAAAGAAAGCAACAAGCAATAGAAAATCGTAGACTAAGTGAACTAGAAAAACTAAAAAAGTCTGGTTTTGATGATACTCAACCTACAATAAGTATTAGTGAAGCCCAAAAATCTCCTAGCTTTTTTCAAACACCAGAACCTGCTGTTGAGAAGATTCAAAAGAAAAAGTCAAGTGTTGTCGAAGTTGATGACTTAGATAAGGACAAATCAGGTAAAGTAAAACCAACAGTGAGTGAAAATGCACAGATACAAGAACCAGGTGTCGTGATCAATCAAACAAATGAAAAACTCACACAAACAGATAAAGAGTTAAAAGACAATATTCCAAAAGGTAAAAACTTAGGATCTAAACCAAAATCTGATTTTGTAACAGAAGCTGCAAATACGTTTGAAAAACACAAAGAAAAGCTTGGACAAGTTGATGCGAGGTACACCGCAGACGAAACAAAACGAACTAATTATATGAAAAAAATAGAAGATCTCATGGAAGAAGAAGAGGATGAGATCGACTTAAATTCTGTTGATGAAAAAGCAAGAGAAGTTTTAGGGCTGAAAGAAGGCGAGTATGATGACGATAAAGTAACAGCTTTTTGGATGTCCTTAATTAAGGGTGGACTTGCTACAGCAGCAGGAGAAAGTGCTAATGCTTTAACAAATGTAGCAAAAGGTTTAATGTTTGGTGTTGATTCTTATGGTAAAGACATGAATCGTATTACTTTACAAGAAAGAGAAGACAGACAGAATCTTGCAAAAATGAGATATAATTTAATAAAAGATGAAAAAGCTGCAAAGACAGCTGAAAGAACACTAAGAATACAAGGTTATGGAGAGCTTGCTAAAATAGAAGAAAACAAGTTTCAATTTAGAACAGAACTAGAATATAAGACAGAAAGAAATAAAATTTTAGATGAGATGGCATATGCTAAACTTGATCTAACGGCTGCTCAAACACTACACACTATGAAGTTAGCGGGTAAGACCTACGATCTAAAAATTGAAGAGCTTGCTTTAAACAAGCAGAAACAAGATGATTATGTAAGGCTTACTGAAAAACAGCTTACTCAACAACTAAAAGACAAACAATCTACAAAAGAAATCAAGAATATATATGCGTTAGGTGCTGATTACGCTACATATGAAGATGGACAGTTTTCATTTACTGAAAAAGGTAAAGCCATGTTGATTGCTGCAACAGCATCTAAAACTAAGTTTACTGATTTAGTAACTACAGCTAAAGCCATTGGAGCAAATAAAGTTATTGAAGGCTATAAGTACGAAACATCAGATAAAGCTGAAGATGCATATTACTACTATGAAGGAGTTGTTAAACCTCAACTCAAAAAGCTAGATGAACTATCTAAAAAATTAAGTGGTGGCATTGACGCAGCAGAATATGATAGAAGAAAACAAGCGTTAATGAAGCAGTTTGCAAAAGATACAGGTGGTGTTCTTGGTGGTTCTACTGGTGGTTCTAACTCACTAGCAGTAGGAGATATAGTTAAACAAGGTCCAAATAGATTTAAGTATCTAGGTGATGGTCAATATGAACAGATACCATAATGGCAGAGTTTGATCCTAATAAACCTTTTGAAGTTGAATCTTCATTTGATCCTAATAAACCTTTTGAAGTTGAATCTTCAACAGAAAGTTTAGAACTTAAATCTTCTGATGACACAACTAGCTTTGATCCTAATAAACCTTTTGAAATTGAACCTCCAAAAGATCTCAATGAACCGAGCACCGATGAAGGTTGGGCAAAAGAACTAGGTGAAGGTATTGTTGAAGGTTTAACCAAGATTCCACAAGGTATTATTGAGTTAGGACTTGAGGGTGTTGATTATGTTAGAGACACACAAAATGCTAGACAATTCAATCTATGGGCAGATAAAACAAGAAAAGACTTTGGTATTGATCCCGAAGGTGCTGTAGGAACTATTGCCTCTGGTTTGACACAATTTGCTGTGCCAGGTTTGGGTGCTGCTTCCGCTGTAAGTAAACTATCTAAACTTGGTAAACTGCAAAGAGCTTATAGAACTGGCGGAAAAAGTTTAGGTAAAAAAGCATCTTTAACCAAAACACAAAAAGTTGCATTAGGAACACAACAAGCTGTCGCCGCAGGTGTTGCTGACGCAATCGTCACGACTGATGGTACACAAACCATTGGCGATTTCTTTGATGGCGGTTTTACAGGAACAGATGTATACAATGTTGCCGATTCAGGGTCCGAGGACGCTGCTCGTAGAATAGGTAATAGGTTTTCTATGTTAATAGAAGGTGGTTTTTTAGCTGGTACCATACCACCAGTCTTATCTGGTTTAGGAAAAGGTTTGGTGAAAGCAGGGGCGATGAGAGTTCCAGGGACCACAATCACAGGTGGAGATGTAGCTACTTTAGGTTTAGGTAGAGTATTTAGTGCCGGAGCAGAAAAAGCAACTAAATATATTGCAAAGCTTGACGAACTAGATATGAGACAAGGACTAAAGGAAGAGACAGGTGAAGAAGTTAGGAAGATGACTGCTCTTGAAAATTTTTCTTTTTTCTTAGCTAGAAACCTTAGAAGTAGAGGAGCTTTATTAGGAGCAAAAAAGGGAGTACAAGAACAAGAAACTAAAACGGCTGTTAAGTTATACGATAAAGATACAGGCGAAGAAATATTATTTAACGGAGAAAAAAGAGTTTTTGGTTCTAACGAAGAAGCTTATGCTAATTTCAAAAACATGGTTGATGAAGAAGCTAAAGAACTCGATGAATGGAAGAATCTTGAATATGATAGAATGAGAAACGCTGATGACGATTTTACGAATTCAGAAATTCTAGATGCTCAAGATCAAATAAAACAACAACATTACTTGACTCGTGAACAAAAAACAAAAGCTGTTTCAATGGATGTTACAAAAGGAATAGCAGGAACAGAAGAAACCTTAGATACGGCTAAACTTTTTTCATTAATAGGTCCTGCACAAGAAGCTGCTTTTAAAGTAGCAACAGATCAATTTCAAAGATTAGAAAAGTCTATAGACAAAGTTTTAGCACAACCTAAATATTTAAATCAAAGTAACTTATCTAAAGAAAAAATACTGAACAACTTGTATGACTATTTTACAGGAAAGTCTTTGGTTTCAGAAAAAGCTTTAGTGAAAGAATTAGGTATACCTAAAGAACTTCTCATACCAATACAGAACATGGTAAAATTAAAAAATAATCTAGCTGAAAAAATATTAAATTCTGGAGCGATAAAAAACTTACTGTCGAGAGAAGATATTATATCAAAAGTTCCTCGTCCTAAAAACAAAGCAGTTTATACTGGTGGAGCCAACCCACCAAAAAACTGGAAAGGAACAGTCAAAGAATGGGAAGATCAAAAATTTGTTGAATTTAAAAGAAAACAAGGACTTCCTGTAAAAGAAGATATTGTAAGAGCTATTGAAGATAGTATGATAAAGCCTGATGGCACTCATAAAAACGGATTTTTTGTTACACGATACAGAATAATGGAAGATAATAATTACAAATTAACTGAAGACACAGTTGATAATGTAATGGGTATGTTTGGTTTTAGTAAAGATGCAGATGGAAAGTTTATAAAATCAGAAAGCAAAAATATGTTTGATGATAAAACTATGCAAAGCATGTATGCAAACATATCAAAAACTTTTAGCACAAGACGAAAAGAGATTGATAAAGCCATTGCCGACCTAGAGTTTAGTGGTCAGCCTGTACCTCAAAGACTTTTAGAAGAAAAAGAGTTATTAACCTACGATGCTGTAAGAACAGGACCAAAAAAGTTTGATCCTCCAAAAGCAAAGCAGGTAAAACAATATATTGACATGGCGTATAATAATCAAAAGAAAAAGCAAGATATAGCTAGAAGTAATAAGAATAGTTTTTTTGTAGAAACAGCCATACAAAAAATACCTACAACTTTAATAAACACAAAAAAATTAGATCTTCCTTCCTTAAAAGCCATTTATGGAGAAGTAAGAGATTTAAAAGAATCTTATGTTGGCACTATAGCTAAGTTTGCTCAATTTAATGCAACAGATAATTTTTATACTGCATTAAGAAAAATCGCTGATGATGACATAGCTAAAAACGGAGACAATTCTATATTTAAAAACACAAACGATATGCGTCCTGATAAGTTAAAAGAATTTACTCAATCAGAACGTGGGCAAAATTCCTTTGTTCTCGGAAAACAAAATGTTTCTGGTCGTCCTGATGAACTAGCTCTTAGTGAAACTCCTTTTGGTGCTATGCATGGTATAGCTGTACCTACAAGTATGTGGAAAAGTATGTCACAACATGTAATTAACGACACCAACACTTTAGGCCATCTTGGAAGACAAATATATGGTAAGTTTCTTTGGTTAAAAGGTTTTTCACAATACTCTAAAACTATCTTATCTCCAATCACACATGTTCGAAACGTAACTTCTGCTTCTTTATTTGCTTTAGCTCAAGGTAACATAGGTCGTGGAGCTAATTTAGGTGAGTCAATAAGATATGTTAGTAACGACATACTAGGAAGATCGGATGAAGAACAAGTAGCTTTTTTAGCTGATCTTCAGAAAAGAGGTATAATAGGAAGTCAGGCGGAACTTAGAGAGCTACAAGCAAACTTGCGTAAAGGTGTAGGTTATGAGAATCCGAAAACAGGTGATTCTAATCTTCAAAACAGTATAAATGATTCAAATATGGTGTTTAATTTATCCAGTAAATTTACCAGAGGTGCGGGTAAATTCTTAAAGAAGATGGAAGATGCTTATAAGGGTGAAGACGATATTTGGAAAATATATAACTATCAATTTGAATTAAATAAATTAAAAACAGCAAGAGCTAAATATATAGCCCGTGCAAAAGATGCTGATGAAGCTAAAGCATTCACAAAAGAATTTGATGAAATCCATTTAGATGGGAAATCTATGGAAGATTTTGCTGGTGATATTGTACGAAATCATGTGCCTAACTACGACTTGGCTTCAGATGCAATTAAATCATTTAGACAACTACCTGTTGGTAACTTCGTATCATTTCCTGCTGAAATAATTAGAACAGGATTCAATACATTAGAAACAGCAATGAAAGAATTAAGTAGTAATGTACCAGAAATACGAGAGATAGGTATGAGACGCTTGATGGGTTCTTTAACTACTTTCATAGGTTTGCCAATAGCGGTACGAGAGATAGGTATGAGTTTGTCAGGAACTTCCGAAGAAGAAATGCAAGCTGTTCAAGATTTAGCTGCACCTTTTCAGAAAAACTCTACTCTAGTGCCTGTCGGTAGAGATAAGAATGGTAACTTAGAAATATATGACTTCAGTCATACAAACCCATATGATGTCTTAATTAGACCTTTTACGGCTGTGCTTAGAAGTTTAGACAGAGACGGGAAACTTGGAAAAAATGGAGTAGAGACAGCCTTAAATGCTACACAAGAAAGTTTTTCTGAGGTTTTTCAACCTTTCTTTGATGAATCAATCATTACAGCAAGACTATTAGATGTTGCACCAAGAGGTGTTCCTGGTGGAAGAGGCGGTGCAACAGAAACTGGTGCTAGGGTTTATAAAACTGGAGAAGGTGGAGACTCTTTAGGTGATCGAATGCAAAAAAGTTTTATACATGTTCTCGAAGGATTTACACCAGGTGCTTCACCTTTTCGTGTACCAACAGGTGCTGGAATAGAAGATATTGAAATGGGTAGATTTCTTCGTGGAATAACAAGACCCGAAACGAAAGAACCAAGTACAGGACGAGAATACACAAGAACAGGTGAGTTTGTAAGAGCAACTCTTGGTGTAAATACTCAAGTATTTGATGCAGATAGATTAGGCATATTTAAAGCACAAGAGTTCAAAGCAAACCGATCCACGGCAGCTACTTTATTTAACAGGATTAATAACAGAGCAGTTGTAAGTTCGGAAGATTATATCAGAGCATGGACTGATGCCAACAGAGCCAGATTACGTTCTTTCAGATCAGCCAGAAAAGATTTTTTAGCTTTACAAGCATTAGGTAAAACTGAAGATGAAGTTATTGAAAGATGGAAAAAAGAAGGTGTAGGTAATAGAGAGATAGGTTCTATTATTGAAAACAAATACATACCTTTTTTTCCTAGTAGAGATGCATTTATTGAGGCTGAAGAAAAAGGTCATGTTATGCCAGAAGATGAATTAGAAGAACTATATAATTCTTTTGATGGCATACCTATTGATCCTGTGGAAGGAACAGAAGAAGTCTCGGAAGCACCAACACAAGAACCTGTACAAATGTCTAAACCTGTGGTAACAGATGTTCCTACAACTCCTGTTATAAAAACTAGTCAAGTATCTCCTGTAGCAAGAGATATAAATACTAGACTAGCCACATTATTAAATCCCAATGATCGAATCATTGCTGAAAGACAAAGGAATATAGGATGAAATTATCAAAGAACTTT